GTGGCGGTAAAAAAGGTGTTCAATTTGGAAGTAAAACTGCTGGAGGTGCATTATCTCTAGCAGAGTCTGCAAACATTGGAAAATTTGCAAAATTAGGTGGCCTTGCCAGAGGTATTCCAATTGCTGGACAAGTTCTTGCTGCTGGTATGGCAGTATTTGATGGTGTCACAGGTGCTGGGGATGCTTTAAAAACATTTAAACCGCAAACCCTTACCGATAGTATTGAAGTGGGTATGGTTGGTGCTGCTGCTGGAATTACAAAAAGTTTTGCTGGATTAGCAGATATGGCAACTGGAGTATTTGGGTTTAATACCGACTTAGCAGGTGGTGTCACTGATATGAGAGATACTTTTTTAAAGTGGTCATTAGACACAAAGGAAAAAATTGAAGAGATGAATGGCCCTGATATGTCAAATTTACCAGAAAACCGCCGACTTTTTGTAGAAAGTGAAAATAACAGAGCACTTTTAGCATCAAGATTAGAAAGTGAAGTTCGTGCTGCTGAAAATATGGCAGTTGCTGCTACTGGTATTGGAAATAAACAACCAACCGTTATAATGGATAATTCAACTTCTTCTAATATTCAACAAAATACTACCAATCTAAGTGGTGGTATGATGACCAGCGTAGCGAGTGGTGTTGATGGTGCGCTACGCTGGGCATTTCCTCATTATGGAAATTAGTCTTCGTTAACTAGACTTGCGAAGTAATCCATAGTATTATCTTCGCCTTCTACTTCTGTCTTTTTAGGCGTGGCGAAGTCTGGAATATTATCATCCAATGCCGAAGCCTTTTCCTCACCCATTGAAACAGTTTGTGCCATTGTTGGTTGAGGTGTAGTTTGACCAAGAACATTCCGCATCTTAGTTTCTAGTTCTGCATACGACTTATAGTTTTCTGGATCAGTAAACTCTGAAAGATCATAACACTTGTCATACACTTCTTCCAAGCGTTCATCACTATCCGATACTGCGCGTGATGCAGCAAATTCAGATTTATCATAATTACGATAACCTTCAACATCACGAATTTTGAGTTTGAAATCCGCACCTTCCCACATACAAAATGGATTCATAGGTGTTTCATCTGCAAACTCTGGTGACCAAGCATCCATAAGTTTATCAAAGATTTTCTTACCATATTGGTACATGAAAACTTTGCCTTCATTTTCTGGATTTCCTGGATCAGAAACTACCAGAATATTTGAAACATGATGCAGCCGCCGCTTTTGACGCCGCGCTGTTTCTTTATCAGATTCAATACCACTATTCCAAAGTTTGGAATTGTATTCACCAACTGGGTCTTGTTGTTCAATTGAAGTCAAAGACTTCTCAATATACCATTTACCAGTTGGACCTTTAAAGGCATGATCCCAATATCGTACAAAATGTACTTCAGAACCTTCTTTCCCATCTGGCAAGAAACGAATAACAGCATAACCATTATTCTGTTTATCAACAGTGGGTTTCCACATGCGTTCATCCACATAAGATTTTGTAGTGGTATTTGTTGCTGTTGCGGCAGCAGTTAATCGGTCAATCTGACCACGATTACGTTTTAGATTTGCAAAAGACATATTTTATTTCTCCATATATGCTGAATTATTGCTGTAATATTTTTAGTATAACTGTATTATATCATATTTGTGTGTGTATGTCAACCATATTTATCAAATTATTTTCTCTGAAAAATAATGGTCTCTTTACCAGTGTCTGGGTTTACTGATGGAATTGCAACGTGACCATCTGGCACAGGTTGTGTTCCTACATATTCCCAAGTTGTGCCTACTGCACGATTGGCTGGACCTGCGGCAAAAAACTCTTCATTATCATTTAGAAAGAGCATAGTAATCATGATTAGTTCAAACATTTATTTTCCTTTTATATGTTTATATAGTTCGTAGTAATAGTCAAAAGATATTGGGTAATTTTCTGGGTTTGGCAGTACTCCTTTAAACATCAATATAAATTCTTGTATCTCTTTATCTGTCATTTTCCATACTCTGTCTCTTATCACAGTAGATTGTCCACATATACCAAGAAGCCCCTAGAGGTAAAATAGCATTTAAATTAATTATTGGAGGTAATATTGTGATTACTGCTGGAAACATAAACATTGCCATGAGAGCCACTGCTATATAATCATACCACCGTATCATTCAAAAATCAATTCGTTTTGCTTTGGTAAAAAATTAAGACTCATCGCTTCTGCCTCAATCTTCTCCTTTATTACTGGTGATATGAATTTGCTCACATCCTCTGGTTCAAGTTCAGTAATGCTACATACCTCAACAACAGCATCAATATAACCTAGTTTTTTATCAATTACTTGTTCTTCTATTAGTTTGCTAAACTTTGCTCTATTCATAAAGTTTTTTTCTATCATTTATTCATTGCCCTTAAAATTATGGTATCTTTATTAATCCTACCATTCGCGATGGTTGTTTTTGTGGTAAGACTAGACCACTCTTTGTTTATTTGGTTTGAAGTCTTTTTGAGTACCATTGGAATAAAGACCTCTGGTTTACGCAATTTTGTAACCCTTGATGCCCCAAAATCAACACCTTGAAGAGTCGTTCCTTTTACCTCAAAACCACAACTCTTTTCGCAAACCAATTCAGTTAATGCTCTAGTCTTTGCATTGAATAAATAAATTCTCATCGCTCCAATCAAAGATGTTGGGCTAATAGATGCTAGTTTAAACTCTACAGAGTCTTTTAAGTATTGAACCTTTGCTACTTGTTTTTCGGCAGACTTTACTACAGGTCTACGAGTCTTACGAGTCGCCTTCTTTGCTGTCATATATTTTTCAATATCTGTAAGAATATTATCTACAAACTTTAAATATTTTTTCTGGTCACTTACTTTCATAGACGAATAGCCCTCAATAAGATCAGGAGTTTTTTTGTTTACTAATTCGTCCAATTCATCCCTTAATGGAATATAGTGATCATATGTTGCCTTTGCTGTAATGTAAGGAACATCATGTTTTTTCATTTCACTATAAATAGAGAAATCTTTTTCATCTTTCCAATTATCAATAATAATTTCAATACCACCAATAAAATCACTAGTGCGTTCTTTAATAATTTCCGCTGGAGATTTTCTTGGAGTTGTAACAACTCCAATATTATCAGTTTTATTTAAAAGTTTACGCTTACCTAGCCGCAGAATTTCATTAACTTGTTTTGTAAGAACTTTTTCAGCATCCCACCAAGTAGGAAATTCTAATTGTAGTTCTGCCCATGCAATCGTTGCCGCTAAACCAGGAGATTGACTGATTGCCCAATCTGGGGCTTGTAATGCTATCTTAGCATCTTCTTTAGATAAGGACTTCTTCACATGGTTTTTTATTTTTACAGCAATATCTTTTCTGTCAACCTCTACTCTTATGTAATCGTTGAAATGCTGAAAGTTATCTGTTGGTGCAGCAGCAAATCCAGTTTTAGTTTTTCTAGAAAAAGATTTTCTTTTTTTTGATCGTGCCATGTGATTCACTCCTAGTGATTATTGCCATAATCCTAAACTATTTTTTAATGAAAGTCAAGTCTTCTTTTTCTAAAATCCATTCTGGTAATTGGATTAATTCTACTTCACCATCATCATGTTTCTTATAGACAACATAACCTTCATCGCAAAGTTTATCAACTGTATGATCAACAATTCTTTCTATCCTTTGAGTATCATACTTTTGAACTGCTGATTTAAGTCCTAGACGATAGGCAATAAAAAGCGCAAACGTGACGATTGCGCTTAATATATATTGGTCAATTACAATCATACCATCCGCTCAAAAGAAATGAGTTTTGATGGTTTAAATGCTCTCCAAGCATTAGCATCTGTACACCAAACTGAAATACGATCTAGATCAAGGTCAACAGTATCAGATTCTTTTAATTTAGTACCAAACTCTGGTAGGTGATCTGCCATCAAAGTACAAGGCATAACACGATTGTCACCATTTACTTTTGTAAATGTGACTTCATAAACTCCAGTTTGGAGTTGTTCAATAAGTTCTGATTTCGTTAGCATATAGTTTCCTTTCATGATATACTGAATTATATCATAGTTTGTTTAAGTTGTCAACTTATATTTTAATTATTTATACTTGACCACAAAGTTGAAAAATGGCCTAATATTAGAAAGGGAATTCCCTTTTACCACCAGCAAGATTTTTTATTCTTTGCTCTAAAAAACTTATGGTAGTATGAATATGACCACAATCATGTGGTTGAATTAGAGTCCTATAATACTCTATTTCTTCTTCTAGGATTTGTATTCGCACATTATCAATGTGTTTAATTGGTTCCCAAATATAGTTTTCATTCTCCATTCCCATTAATTACGTTCCCCATTCACTTCTTGTTTTCATTGCTTCTATAATAAACTCAACATGACTTTCAGTACAATTACCTACAACAGTATCATCACCAGTATGTGAAGGTAAGAGGTTTGCAAGTTTGTTCTTATAAAATGTACCTACTTCATATAAATCACGTTCTCTGCCATACCCATTATCTATGATAGATAATCCATAGTCACCAAACCGCACAACTGCGCGATTGCCACCGTTACTCATAGGTTCAAATTTTAACTCTGAAAATTTCATAGTAAATGCCGTATATACAACTGTTCGCATAATAACTTAGGCTCCCATATTTTTGCAGTGATTTTTCCATTCTTTGGATAATCCCACATATCTTTGAATTTGTTAATTGCACAAAATTCACTTATTTCGCGGATGGTAGTTACGAACTTACCATCCACAAGAATTTCATATACTTCAGTTTTCATCAGCGAAGGTATCCCGGACCTGTCCAAGAAATGCTATACCCCCCATCAATAATATTTCCGCGAGATGAATTCCGCGCTGGAGTTTTCCAACCAGCCGCCATGAGAATGTCACCAAGATTGAATTTTTTATCGTCAGCAGTATTGACAATAAAACCCCACACTCCACCAGAACCATTTACAATTCTGATATATTTTTTACCTACAGTGTAGGTAATTTTTTTTGCAAATTCTTTTTCCATTTTTGCTATATGGTCAGCAAGAGATGGATCAGAAGATTTTGATCGTGTCCCATAGTCTGCAATAATATCTGAAATCAGAGCATTTACATTAGAAGTGATATCAGTCATTTGTTTGTCCTTTCAAGACTAAGTGATTCTCTTTACTTTTATAATATAGACAATTTTTACTTGATTGTCAACCCCTATGCAAAGGGATTGATATAAAAACCAATAGGCAGTCCATAACCATTCTCACCCATATAATCGTCACGAATATCATCAAGTGTTATATGATGAACAGAACCGTTGTCCCACATTACATCAACCATAGTGCCTTGGGCTGTATCTTCCATTTTAGAAATTTGACCATGCATCTCAGGAACTGTCGCTCCAAAATTTCCAATAATGTCTAAACCGATATGTACATTCATGGGGAAGCCCTTTCAAGACTGATTCTCTTTACTCTTATAAACTAGCATAAGATATAAATATTGTCAAGAGCCATAAACAGTATTATGTGTATTATTTACTCTTACAAATGTAGCGCATTTTGATAAATCTTTTAATCTGCTTGCGCCAACATAAGTACACGCTGATCTGATGCCAGATAAAATATCAATTAGTGTTAACTCCACCGGTCCTTTATGATCTACTGTGACGGTTTTACCTTCAACACCTCTATATTCTCTATGACCAACTTTATGTCTATCCATAGCAGAGCCTGATGCCATACCATAAAATTTCATTTTACCATTGTCTATAATACCATCACATTCATCATGCCCAGCAAGCATACCACCAATCATTACAAAATCTGCACCAGCGGCAAATGCTTTCACCATATCACCAGAAGTAGTACATCCACCATCTGCAATAATATGGGCATCCATACCGTGAGCCGCATCAGCACATTCAATAACAGCACTCAGTTGAGGCATACCAATACCAGTTTTAATTCTTGTTGTACAAACTGAACCAGGACCAACACCAACTTTTACAATGTCTGCACCAGCAAGAATTAGTTCTTGTGTCATATCAGCAGTGACAACATTACCCGCAATAATTGTAGCGTCTGGTTCTAAATCACGCATTTTCTTTACGGCATCTACAAAACTAATTGTGTAGCCATTGGCTACATCTAAACCAATAAAAAATGCTTCACTTGATTGGTATATTTTTTGAGTGTTTTGAATGTCAGTATCAGATATTCCACCCATAACGCATAAATTATCTGCCTTATGATGATTTCTAGTGGGCCATACACCTTCTGCATTATAATGTTTGGCGAGACAAGTTATCATATTATAATTGGTCAGCACATCTGCCATGGAAAATGTTCCTACAGTATCCATGTTTGATGCCATAATTGGAGTTCCCATCCAAGTTTTTTTACTATGTTTAAATTTGTATTTTCTCTCTAAATCAACATCATACCTTGAAGTTAGTGTTGATCTTTTTGGTCTAATAAGAACATCAGAATAATCAAGTTTCACATCATCATTAATTAGCATTATTTTTTCCTTTTTGCAATTCGTGTAAAGAGTCAATTACGATTGTTGGATATTCACCAAGATAACTTCCTGCTTCAAGAACATCTCTATCTAGTAAATGTTTATGGTAATGCTCTAACTTATTCCATTCTTTTAAAATGTTTTTAGCCAAAGTATCAAAATAACTATCCGAAAAAATAGGATTAGATTCTTCATAGTAAGCATATGATGCCATAAGATAATATGGTATCATCATATTAGGATTGTTCTTAATAATTTTATTAGCATGTTTCGCCAAGTTCATTTTTTAAATTTTCCAGTTACATAAGAACCCTCAGAAATATCGTAGGCGGCTATTATTTCTTTAAACATTTGTGGAGTTATTACAACAATATTGAAATCATCTTCTTTATCATACTGTCGTATATAGACATATTCTTCATCAAATATAAGTTCAACATCGTCTGCGTTATTGTGATTATCTATAACAACCACTGTAGAGTAATCAAATTCATGTTCTACTGTAAACATATTATCTCCGCATATTAGCAGCATCAATTGCTGCATTTTTATTGTCTTTACGAATTGGCATTAGATTGCTCTTGTGTGTTGTAACGATACCAGCGATTTCATTCCCAGTATAAGATTGGGTTTCTTTTTTCAAACCATTTGAACAAATACTATCTGAAGTTTGTGGCATTTTTCGGACACTTAAATCAGGCATATCCGAGCGGTAATTACTAGGCTTATCACTCACACCCATTTTTTTAAGAAATGCGTTATGTTCATTTTGTCGCTTTTGCCAACCAGCCGAGCGTTTCAGTTTACGTTTTTTTGTATTGTTTGAAGTCATACCTTGTATGAGATGCATAGCCATTTCAATTACCTGTACCAGTAAATGGATCATTGTCTAAGTGATATTTACGAATTAAACCTTCATAAAACTCAATTTTCTTTTCAAGTTCAATTATATGATTTGCTGCTTTCCATGCAAAATGTTCTGTGCATCTAGACTGCCATTCTTCACCCGCTTGATTTTTAAGAGAAATAACAATTTCAGATTGTTTTGGTCTGGGCGTTATGTCCATATAAACACGCCGTTCTATGGCATGTTCATTTTCTTCTTCTTCAATTCCATGAGTATTGACTTCCATCAATAATCGCCCCAATCTTCACCAACTCCAGGATTATCATACTTAATTGTCTGATGTAGAATATCACCATAATATTCTTTTGCATATTTACTTGCATCAGTATAGTGGTTGATATTTTCATCAGTATCATCTATCACAATTTTAGCGAAATCTCGTTTGATCATTGGACGCTTTTTACTGTTTAATTTAACTTTTTTTAATTTCTCATGTCGTTTGTGAACTTCTGCTATAAGTGCCATACGATCTGCTTGAGTAGTCGCTGTTTTCATACTTTTCTCCGAATCATTATTTTTACCATTATAACCCATTTATTAAATTTTGTCTAGTAGTTTGTGAATAAAATTTAAAGGTTACATCTTTGTCGTTACATTCCTTTACAAACAAAGGAACTGCATATCCACTTTGTCCTTGAAAAATTAAATCACCGTCACGATACACTTTTGCCTTGGAGTTGCTAGGTCCAGACAAATCTAGTATTAGGTTATCGTGACGATATATTGCCATCTCATTGCTCCTTAAAACCAATCCTTATGACAACCAGAACTTTCATTTTCATCATAGCCAGCAAAATAGGCTTTTATTTCATCGGGCGTCATATCTTCTTCTTCTATTTTTATACCGCTACCAGTACCTTGTGTCCAATAGTGGGGTATTGGTGAACGCCGATACCAAGAATCTGCACCACCACTATCGTATGGGCCACCATGTCTTTCATCATATTTAGTCATTTTATGCTCCTATTGTCATGTAATAACCATCCGCACTAACTTCCATGGTTCCATCACCATTGCAGTATGTTTGATATAGTTCTGAACCAGTAAACCAAGTACACGCTTCACTCATCAATGTCAACTCAGCAACCCGAATTGTGGCTTTGATTGGCATTTTCCAGTTTTCCATGTTTTGGGTCAACTTATCAAATGCCTCTTGGAAATCACCGATAGTGTATCCATTTGAACTTACAACTTTCATTTTCATGCGACAGCCTTTCTTTGCATTTCAATTATCATCTCTAACTCAACGTCATCAGCCTTTTCATCAAGCATCTCTGATAATGCCATAATATGTCCAGCGGGAATTGGACTCTCTGGTGAGTTTGTGTTTTTGATTAACTGACGAAGCATTTGAGCAATTTCACGATATTCAGTCATGAGGTTACCTTTTCTTTTATTGTGAATTCAACATTAGGAAAAATCTCAGAATAAGCAGAAACCCATTCAGCGGCATTGCCATAACAGGTTTCTGTATTCACTAGTTGATTATCAAGAGTCCGATACTCACCCCGAACACTAGCAGTACCTGTTCCGTATATTGCAAAAGTAGTCATTTGTGAACCCTTTCAAGTGATTCTCTTTACTCTTATAAACTACGATAATTATGCTGCCATGTCAAGCCTTTTATCTCTTGCCATTTCCATACGCTTGTTCATTTTCATCCAAGCATCAGGCTTCATGATGTTAGTATTGATTTTGAGTTTGAGTTTCTTTTCCTTGAAACAAGCCTTGAGATATTCCGCTTGCTCTTTACCAATGAAACGAGATACCAACTTCAATAGATCAATCCGAAACTGAGTGTCATGGTGCATATTACCAGCACAATGAGCCATCTCATGAAGGAGAACATATTGGTTCATTCCACCTTTGACATTTAGATCAATATTATTTCTCCAAGCACGACCAGCAGTTCTATTGCCATACATAGTAGACAAAGCAATATGCGTATTGTTTGACATTTTCTGCCAAGTCTTTGAGGCTAGAACGTGGTCACAATACTTTTGTGCTTCTGCGAGGTTTTTGAATTGTTTGCCAGTACCATAAGTACGCTCATATTTGAATTCAGACTTGTAAACTTTTGAACGATCTGAGTCGCGACTATACTTGCCATGCTTACGACCAGTTTCAATAAGGGTCTGCTTCTTATTGAGATATGCCAAGTATGACATAATGTCTGAATTATCCCAATTAAGAGATTGGAGATTCTGTGCTATCGGTTTTTGGTGTGTTTGATAAATGAGCATAGGAACCCTTTCACTGATTCTCTTTACTCTTATAACTTACAATATTTAAATTAGATTGTCAATAGTTAATTATCACCAAATCCATATGATATTGTGTCACTAATAAAATCTTTGATTATGGGAACAGATTCACTCATATGGTCAAATCTGTGTGAGCCGCTAGACCAAGAAAAAATATCTACCCAATTTGAATCTAAAAATAGTTTGACAGTTTCTTTTGCGTCTATAATTTTATCATCTAAGTCCAACAAAAGCAATCCAGGTGTACAACCGCAATTTTCTTGCATATGTGCAAAATTTGAAATAGTTTCTTTTGTCAAATTGTATTTACGCTCTTTATGATCAACGCCCGAACCCTCATACTTTTTAAGAGTTTCAGAAGGATTGATTGCGGGGTTTATCATAACATAAGGAATAGAATATTCATTAGCCATCTTATGGACCATATAACCGCCCATAGAAGTACCAACAAGTAAATCTATATCATCTTTGATAAGAGAGTCGTAAATTATTTTTTGATTTTTTTCTTGACTATCACAATAATTTAAATCGACTCCAAAAACTTTTCCTAGATTAGATAGTTCTACAATTTTAGGATTACTCGCATCATAACATGAGCCAAAGCCATGCACATATAAAATATTCATCTTTCTCTCTCTGATTCTTTTTACTTCATGATATTAATGTATTATTAAGATGTTGTCAAGAATTTATTTTATAAATTTACCTTTTGTTCCAAAAGCAACTTTAAATATCATTTCTCCACCTAAATCTCTCAGATAACCATACTTCTTTAGTTCTGGATACTTGTCAATGGTGAAACTAGCATCCTTCGGCCATTCTCTCGGATTAATTTTTGTGATTGAAATTGCACCATCAATATATTTTGGATCAATTGCAAATTTCTCTAAAACGTCCCAAGGAACACTTTTCATCATTGTGCCTAGTGCAGATTTACTCTTTTCACCATACGATCTTTTTATTTCTTGAGCAAACATATTAGCGACGATGGCTTTAGATTCATCACCTTTAACAGCACCCATTGCTACAGATTTTCTACCGCCTTTATCTTTATAAAGTATTACTGCTACAAGTTTACCATTTTTTACAGCCATTTTCCACATAGGAATATTGTCAATCATAGACTGTTTGCTTTCAAATCCTTTACCTTTAATTCCGCCTATTTTTTCATAAGATTTTTGCAGCAAACTCCAAACATCGTCAGACCACTTACGCTTCAATTCCTTATCATTAGGAAGAGCATTAACAAATCTTTCTGCTATAAATGTATTAAAAGTTTTCATTTTGATTTCCACTATAGTTTTTTTATTATTTATATGATGTGGAAATCATAAATGTAAAATATGATGTTAAAATCATATTAGTTTTTGTAAATTTTAGTTAGCATTTCTTCAAACTGTTCAACTTTGGTAAGTCTGTTAGGCCAATGAATATAATCTTTTTGTGGATTCTTTTTAAGGTTATTGAGCAAGGGAATTATAGCATTATAAAGTTTATCAATTTTGTATTGAACAGCATCTAGATTTTCAGCACTAGATGTGGATTTTTGAGTGAGTTCTTGTACGGTCTCTAATTCATCTTCAGTAACTGCTGTAAAACCAAAGTCAAAAATATCATCACTCATCTTTTGTTTCCCTCAATCTTCTTGCAATATAATCGTGATAAGATTCTTGCTTTTCAGTCTGCATTTCTTCAATCTGTCTGCTTCTATTTTGCATATTTCTTATGTTCTCTCTAAAATTTTCAGTTCTCTCTTTATGATACATATCTGATAGTTCTCTTAAAAATTTAGGATCAGTTTTACGTTTAGTTTTTCTTTTCATAAAATTTATCCAAGAAATGGTCATATCATGTATCATTTTATAAGGAAATCCCTTGATCTTCTACTTTTGGATAAAGTTCTCTTGGCATGGCAACAATTGGAATACGTTTTTTAGGATCATCTGAACCATTTAGTTTTTTAGGAACACACCCTATTTCTAATGGCACAAAATTACCTTCTCCATATTGTCTAGATAATTCATTATACATTGTTGTGCCAAGACCTCTTATATTTGCTTTTGCATATACAACACATTCTTGAGAAGTTTTAAAATTTTGACCTTGAATAACATACGCTTGTCCATCGTTTAAACTAAACAAAGAGTATAAAATCCATGCGGCATAATTCATTGGTCCATTCCACCTGGAGTAAATTTATTTCCATTTAAAATTAGACATGAAAAACCCTCACCTTTAAGTATAATAGAAAAACTTCCAGTATCTGGATTAACAAACATTGAAGTAATTCCCGTTAATTTCCTAGCATACTCTGGTGGATAATTGGGTGGTATTACAAAAGTTATTCCAAAAGCATCAAATAATTTCTTTTCTTCATATTGGTCAATTATTGCTCTTATTTTTTTTGGTTCATCGCATATACTTCTTATAGCAATAGGTGTAGAAGTACTAGGGTCCATTTGAGGCATCTCTTGCGGAGATTCTTTTGGAACTTTATTCTTTGAATCTTGTGCTTGAGCGGTAAATGCAGACATCGCTAAAATCAATGCCACTACTTTTATCATGATTAACTCTCCTTTAATAACTCCGCAATTCTTTTAATATAGCCATATTTTTCATCAGTTTCTTGCGCGAGTTGTTTCTTTAACATCTCTATTTCAGACGCTTGAATTAGGAGAATTTTACGATATCGCTCTGCTTCTGTATCATCAGTTAGTTGTACCATGTTAAAACTCCATGTAAAGTAATATTTATATAAAATATAAACCATCTGACTTACAATATTACGCCACGTTATTAGTAAGTCTCATCAATATTTATTACTCATACGGTATTTTTTTTCCTACTTTACGAAATCTCTTATTATAACCACGTTTGATTTTTTTAATTTGTCCCTTACTCCAGTTGTAATATTTACGAGCCTTAGTAAGACCATCGTACTCATCACCGCCCTTCATAGGAATTCTACTCATAAGTTTCCCCAGTTTCTCGGAAAAAGTTCTCAGACCAAAATGCTTTGTCATCAATCCAAATATCATAATGTTCTTTTTTACCAACACTCAATTCGTGATATTTTACACCCCAAGCCATAAGTTGTCTCCTAGTAAGAGGTTCATAATCAACACCACTCACACAACCTCTTGCAGTCATATATTTTATAGTATGACCAGCATCATATAATTTATTTACCTTTTCAATCCTATTCATCATGGGTTCATGCAATTCATAGTCTTTTTTACCATTAGGTTTTAAAACCTCATTACAAATCGTTCCATCAATATCAATAACATATTTCATTTTTTATTTCCTCATCATTTGAATTAATAATTAAGTCAATAGGCATAGACACTCTTAGAGGTGCTAAACTTTGTTTTACTGAATGATATATGTAGGCTGGCATTACAAGAACATCTCCAGTTTTCGGTGTAAATTCTATAGAACCATAATGATCTAAAAATTCAGTTTT